CTCTAGCATATGAGAGAAGTAGACGCCGGCAGGCGGTCGGGTAGGGTTCGCCCAACATGCGGCCCCGCCAGGAGCATAATTTACCATGCTTTGTGGCGCCCTCGCCACAGGGCGTGGTTCCAGAATAAACTAGCCGTTATCGGTCAAACCAGTGTTCACCATACGTGTTTTTTGTGTGCGTGTGTGTCAAGCATATTTAAGAGCCGTGCATGCAGACAGGCGTGATGCCTCAGGATATCGCGTGTTACGTGTGGGATCTAACCATCAAGCAAGGCGAGTTAACGCCTGATGATATTCATGCCAAATTTCGTGCATTATGCAAGAAGTATACATTCCAATTAGAGAAGGGTGAGGAGACCGGATACATGCATTACCAGTGTCGTGTGTCGCTTGCCAAGAAAGCGCGCCTCGGTACTGTTATAGAGATGTTCAAGGATATCGGAGCCCATGCTAGTGTTACCAGCACTGAAGGAGCCAAGAGCTGTTTCTATGTTATGAAAGAGCAGACAAGAGTAGAAGGTCCATGGACCGAGAAAGAGTTTGTGCAGCCCCGCAAGCCACTCAAGACCGTTGACAAGCTAATCAGTCAAGGCCTATACCCGTGGCAGCAGTCACTAATAGAGGAGACCAGCACTTATGATGATCGTCGCATCCATGTCGTGATTGATTTAGAGGGCAATCATGGCAAGAGTGCATTCACCAAATACGCCTGGCACCAGTTACGTGCCCAGCCAGTTCCACCGATGCAGTCAGCTGAAGATCTGATCGGATTCGTCATGTCCCTACCATTTTCAAGCCTATACTTGATAGACATGCCCAGAGCCATGAAGAAGACCAAGTTGTATGGTATGTATTCAGGCATAGAGACCCTCAAGAATGGTATGCTGTATGACAAGCGTTACCATGGCAAGTTCGAGTATATCGATGAGCCCAACATTATTGTGTTTACCAATAGTCCACCCAAGATGAAGTACCTGTCAAGAGACCGATGGGCCCTCTGGACCATCAAGGACAACCAGCTAGTCCAATTTCATTTTGCAACAACTAGTGCCAATAGTGCCAATAGTTAAAGATATATATCTAGTGCCAGCTCACGCCTATTATTACAGGACCTTTACGGTCCGCCAGCGTGAGCCCCCGCTAGGAGAATTTTTCAAGAGTCACCTGAGTATTTAAGGACCAACCCCAGCCTTACCGAATGGATGGCCTACAAGAGGAAATACCGGAGCAGCAGCAAGAGCTACAAGAAGAGTCGTCGTGGGAAGTCGAGTCGTACGGGTCGCAAGAGACGGTTTGCAGCGAGAGTGAAAGCAGTTCTGATGAAGAAAGCCGAGACCAAGTACTTAGACCGAGGTATCGAAAACCAGCAACTCTATCATAATACTGGATTTGGAGTGGGTATCCCGCCCTTTCCAATCTCATCCATCCCATCCCTGTTCAACGCATGGGCCAACATCCCCATGGGTACCTCCCGCAGTGATCGTATAGGTGACAAGATTACCCCGCGTGGTATGTCATTAAAGATTTATCTTGCCAACAAGAATGACCGCCCGAACACTATGATTCGGCTGATTGTCGCTGTCTTGCCTAAGTCAAGAGGCACCACAGTTACCGGTAGTCAGTTCAATCCGTTCCAGCTTCCCAATACTGGAGTTCTCGGGAATACCATGCTATATCCCGCTGATCAAGACAAGGGTGTCAAGTTCCTGTATGACAAGATCCATCGTCTAGGCAACCAGTTACCCGGTGCACCAGGCAATTTTTCCAGCAAAGAGCAGACTAAAGTCGTCAAGTTGTGGATCAAGCGTAAGCGAGCAAGTGATATCATCTATGATACAGTTACCCAAGAGATAGTCAACAAGCCCATTGCAATCTATGCAATCCCCTACGAGCAGTTCAGCACCCTCGAGACGGACAACATCGCAAGCTTCGCCTGTTACCAGCGCCTGTACTACAAGGATGTCTAGCCATGCGCGTAAGCGCTCTCTAGCATATGAGAGAAGTAGACGCCGGCAGGCGGTCGGGTAGGGTTCGCCCAACATGCGGCCCCGCCAG